CCCTGACCCCTGGGCCTTGATGACGTTGGACTCGGAAGGCGCCGGACCGGTTGCGCCCGAGGAGAGTTTTTGTGTTTTTGGTACGGCGACCAGAACCGTTCCGCTGGTCGAGACCTTTGCGGTAGACATGGGTCCTGACGTGGCTTGGATAACATGGGAACCTTGAGCCAAAAGGTCGCTGGTCACAATCTTTATAGAAGCGCTGCTCGTATCAGAGGCCAGCACGTTTGCAAAACCTGCATCTACAGACATACCGCTCGAGGATGGTGTTTTGCCGGTAAGTCCGACCATCGTCGTATTGGCCGACGCGCTGTCACTGGTTGTCTTGGCGATCATCTGTGCGGCGGTGATGGAGCTGGTCGCGACCTTTGCGTCGACCGTTGACGTGTCAGCAGCGTCTGTTTGGTACACGGTCGCGTCGTCCGCGGTGACGGTCGCGTTGGCCTGTGCGTGCGAGATGGACCCGTTGTTACCCGCAGTCGTTCCCCACAGGGTGTTTCCTCCCGTTAATTTGGTGGTGTTCCCGATGCTGTTGGTTGTTATAGACGAACCAGTATCCGCAGAGTATGCCTGGGCAGGCATCGACGCATCCGTCGTCTGTTGCAGGGTCTGTTTGCAACCGCTTGAATTCATGGATACGTTTGCAGAGTCGGTCGCCGAGTACGTATTGACAGAGCTATTCGTCGGTGTGGTATTCGTAAAGGTGCTGTTCGCTGAGCTGGAGGTGTAGGTCGAGCTCCCTGATGCGCTGACGGTATAGCCGGTGGTGGGTGCGGACGCGTTTGTACCGCTAGCATCCACGGTCATGGTGGCGTTTCCTGATGTATTAAACGAACCGACACCTGCCGCAGGGGGTGGTGGTGGAGGACCCGCAGCCAGCTTGGCCATTGGTGTTGGTACCTTGAATGCGGTCATGGTATTCCCGGTGCTCTTGATACTCATGGAACTGTTATCACCCGCGGTCCTTCCCAGCACGTTCGCGTTGTTGCCGGTATTCGTATAAACGTTATTATTGTGAGGGTGGTTATAAGAGGCGTTGTCCGCCGTTGTCGCGTTATTGGCGGGGCCGTTGCTCACATTGGAAATCATCCGCGACGAACTTCTAGGGTGGTTCAAGGTTGAGTCGTCCGCAGCCAGAACATCAGTTATCGGAAACTCGGTGGAACTGGTCTGTTCATAAGTATTCGTCCATTCTGCGAGTCTCCCGCTAGCGGTGCCGCTTGTGTGGACAGAGAGCCCGGTGCCTGTTTCGGTCGAGACGGATGATTGCCTGATGGTATGTGAAAAGGTGCCTAAAGAGTGTTGCAAAGAAACACCGGTCGTGTTTCCAGGAGCACTCACACTCACATAGTCCATGAGGAGATTCATCTTTCCTCCTTGTGTCTGTTGAAGAGAGATAGCCGCGAGGGCCTCTTCTACCGGGCATACCGCCATATCACTCATACTAAAGTCTATCTGCTGTGGTGTTGACGCCTTCAAGGCAGCAATTCCAGGAACTACTACGTCCTTGAAATCTACCGTACCAGCCACGTAAGCACTCGTAAGGGTTGTTGCTTGTGTTTTGAGTTGTGGTCCTGCGGATTGGGTCACGGGGCTGGCGCTAGGGTTGTAATGGAGGTTGCCGTGAATTGTGGTGAGGTTTGAACCCTCGCCCTGGATATTGACGTTCTGGTCGAAAGAATAGTCGCTGCCGTCTCCGTGGTCACCGGCCTCGAGCTTGAGGAGCACCGGGGTGTTGGCGTAATTGCTGGCGAGGAGGGCGGGGACCTCGGTAAAGAGCACGGGCGAGGCCTGGGACCCCGGCTGGCCGCACAATTTGGAATTGTCTTTGGTGCCAGAGCAGGGGGAGGGGTTGGTCGCCTTGACGTAAATGGTCTGAGGGCGTGCCGAGGTAAGATTTCTTGATGCGTTTACAGAACAGCTCATGGTGTCTATAAGTAGCCAACATTTTTTTTTTAACCTGTTGCTTATGACTAAAATGGTAAAAAAAAATAATCATACGGTTTTAAAGATTGCTGGATGGGTGGTCGGAGGAATCGCAGGTGCTTTAATTCTAGGTAACGTTTCATATATTTTGTTGGAGAATTACAAAGATGCTCAATTGATTGAGACTATGATTAAAAACGAATTATCAATAAGGACAGAACTATCAAAACTAAGACAGGAGTATGGTCGTGTTGGAGAGCTCCGTAAACCACAAATTCTCCATATCAATTTTCGTTCAATCTCTAAACCCTCTTTCTGGGCACATGGTACTTATACCTATGATTTTGAAAGACATGAAAGCAAAGCGTTGGATTATATGGTGGGAGGTGAGCAATTAACCTATTCATCTCTCAAGAAGGGTAATTTACTTGATGTCCGGATGCCACCAAATAATGTGTTGGCCAGAGAGGAGCAATTTATGCATTTAAAAAAATCAAATTCAAATCTAGGCTCATTTAAAAGGTTGAATGATGTGTACTTGCCTACAGACACATTTAATCGTGTTCCACGCGAATATAGAAGTGCATATAAAAAATACCCAAAGTTTAGACAATACACAGACGAACGCTCTCAATCTGAAATACTCTCCAAAAGCATTACTGCGAGTAGTACTACGGATGAAGAACCACATTTGAGCACAGAGACCACACCTTTAATGCGACATGGAGGTGGTGGTGGTGGTGGTGGTGTTGAGTTGACTGCAACAGGTGGTGGTAGAGGTCAAGGTGGTGGAGGTTTGAATGTTTTGGAGGATGAGCCGAAAAGGGAAAAGGTAAAAACGAGGGGTGTACCAGGGAATGTTGAGCCAAATCAGGATCCAGATCTGCAAAGGGGTGATGCCCTTGAACCCCCGGGTCATCAACGAGAAACGGTCGTCCTGAAACAAGACGCATTGGAGACGCTCCAAAATTTCAAAAGACGAGGATTTACCAACATTCGTTTTCGCGAAGTTCAAGATTTTATGAATGAAATGGGTTATGAACCCGAGGTGGTGGACGGTAGGAAGAAGAGTGGTGGTTCGCATATAATCTTCAGCAACGGGAAGTACAGAGTTCCAGTCCCGAGGCATCCTATACTAGATGGCGGCACACTCCGAAGCATCCTTTTCGACACAGAAAGCGGTATGGGTATCGATAATCAAACAATAAAAATCTACTAATAACCTTTTTCATCACAGGGTGTAAAAGTAGAGGACGCCGTGGGTCCGTGGGTCCGCATGGGAGCATCGGAGAGCCTCGGACCATGAATCGTACGTGACGAGTTCTTGCTCCAAATCATCAAAAAAGAACCATCGGGTGCCGCAGCGCTTGAACGACACATAGTGCCCTGCCGAAATCGTATCACCCAGATGAACAATCACAGCGTCCAGGTGCAGCGTCTTCCCCGTCGAATCTGTCAGACTCGGGGATATCTGGACAGAGTCGTGACACACAGAGACAGACTGTTGTCCAACCAGGGCGCTCTGGACGGGGTCGTACCTCTCGACGGACACGACCAATAGGTCTGCGAACCGGTCGAGAGAAACAACCTCTTCTGTACAATTGACGACACACCCTTTGTACTTGGCGTCGATACTAAAATCGTCCTGGTGGTACCTCAGGTAGCTGGAAAGCCTCCGGTGCTTTTTGAATTCCTGGTAGGGAACGCGATAAATCACCGAGGCCCTCTTGTCGGTGATGTTGAACCAGTCTTTCCACACCACGTTTTGCCGGGACCGGGCAAACACGCCAAACCTTTTTTCGATGACAACCTCGGCACCGAGTTTTTTCTGCCCATTCATACCCAGCGCGCTCAGGAGAAACTGCAAAAACTCGAGGGCCTCTTTCTGCTGTGGACCGGCGAAATCCGGGTAGGACCGCACGAGACGGCATTCACGGTGCTTGCGAAGAAAGGCCCTAAACACACGGCACATTTTCTTGATTTCGAGCGAGGTCCGTATCGTGTTGGCCATCGTGGTGATTTCCTGTTTGAATTCCCTTGAAAACGCGTTGGAGTCATGGCCGTCGCCGCAGAGATTGGAAGCCGCCTTTCGTTTCTCCACAAAGGGTTGGGGTGTTGCAAAGAGAGAGAAAAACACAACGTCCATATAGCAAGAATTGGCTTGCCATTGAAGCCCATGAACGTTGTTGCAATCAAACGCCATTATTTTTTATTTAAAAAATAAAAATAAAAAAATACAAGGACATAGGAAAGTTTATCGCTTTTGGTTTCTGAGTTTCTCTCCCACCAGGAACGAAATCTCGAGGGCCTGTAGGCCGTTAAGACGCGGGTCGCACTTGGATTCGTACGAGACGGACAGGTCCACCGCGCGAACACCGTCGATGGTCCCACCGATGCATTCCGTCACGTTGCGGTTGGTCATCTCGAGATGAACCCCTCCCGGGATGGTCCCCATCGAATGGTGAATGTCGAAAAAGAGGGACACCTCGGATTTGATCTGCTCAAAACTCCGTGTCTTGACCCCGCCCGTCGAAAAGGTGTTGCCGTGCATAGGGTCGCAGCACCACACCACGCTCCGCTGCATGCTCTGGATGGAACGGATGAGGGGTGGTAGGTGCGTCGCGATGCGGTCGTGGCCCATGCGCGTAATGATGGTAATTTTGCCGGGTTCGTGGTACGGGTCCAAGAGGTCCAACAGCGCCTGCATCTCGTCGTGGTCCCAGTATTGCGACACCTTGATGCCGATGGGGTTCTGGATGCCTCTCATGAATTCCACTTGTGCGCTATCCGTCTTGCGCGTCCTCTCACCCAGCCACAGGAAATGCGCCGAGCAGTCATAGTATTGATTGGACAGGGTGTCCAGCCTCGTCAGACTGGACTCGTAGGGCAGCAAGAGGCATTCATGACCAGTGTAGAAATGGTCGAGCTTGTAGTCGGAAGAGAGGCGGAACGTCCTGAAAAATGCGAGGGCCTCTCGGATGCGGCTCAGCGTGTTGGCGTACCACAGGGTGTCGGTGGAGGACATCTTGTCGAGCTTCCAATCCTGGATGCGGTCGATGTGTGTGTAGCCGCCCTGGATAAAGGCGCGGATGAGATTAAGCGTCTGCGCCGATTGGTAATAGGCGAGGAGCATGCGGTCGGGGTCTGCGGCGCGGTGCTGCAGGCCGATATCATTAATAATGTCCCCGCGGTAGGCCGGGTACGTCCTGTTATGAACCGTCTCCAGAGGGCTGCTCCGTGGCTTGGCAAACTGACCCGCGACCCGGCCAATCTGCACGGTCGGTAGGCCCGCTGAGAATCCGCAGATAAGAGACATTTGCATGAGCAGCTGGAGGTCTTCCTTGACCTTGGTCGGAGAAAAGTCATCAAACGTCTCGGCGCAGTCGCCGCCCGTAATCATAAACCTCTTCCCGAGGCTGACCTCGTGCAGCATCTTCTTGAGGCCGTCTGCCTCGCCAGAAAAAATAAGAGGAGCCTTTTTGGAGAGCTCTGTCGCCACCTGGTCGAGGTGCACAGGGTCCTTGTATTCAGGCATCTGGTAGGCCTGCTTCGACACCCACGACAAGGGACTCCACGCCATCACCATCGTCGTCAGACCGCACAAGGAAAATAAGAAAAAGAGACGCATGTTTTATTTTATTCAACGGTAATGAACGCTTTATATAAAATAAAATAGATGTGTTTTGGCAATTATAAAGAAGTGTATTCCTTTTTTTAGAGTAAGAGATAAATAATTGAAAAGTTGAAATGCCCAACGGTCACCAAAAGGCTCTGGACGTGATCGGTGAGGGGAGGAATATTGAAACGGCGCGACGTATCCTCTCGTCCTCCGTCTTGGCCCTGAAACAAAAGAATTTCGAGGAGATGGACCGACACCATACCGCATTTCTCCGATTCCTGGAAAAGAACCTGTTTACCGACGGGTCCACGTATGATTTCAGAGAGCACGATTCCCTACCGCACCACCTCGAGTGCCTGGAATGCTCATACCGGATCGCAAAAACGCTCTCCCGGGTGTTTCCTCACAAAGACTATATACACCACACCACATCCTCCTTCTCGTCCAGCCTATGGAAGGCCACCACGTTCCTCTTGCCCTATATACAAAACAAGAAAAAGCACATCCTTTTTTACAACAGCACACACACCATGGATATGGTGCGCTACCGGGGGGTGTATGGGAGGCGATGGACCCCCTACGGGGCCACACCGTTCCTCGGCTTTCTTAAAAACGATTTTCCAAATGTCTTGGAAGAGCTGTTCTAAAGAGTAAGATTTGCTTTCTTTTTATCCGCGCAGAAACTCTCTGAATTCCTCAAAGACGCGCCTTACGTTCTCGGGATAGGGTCGGAGGGCCGCTGCATCATTGGCCAACAGCTCGGCGACGTAATCATCAAATGTATGGGCGATGGCCCTCATGTCAGGCCGGTACCACAGGTTCTTTTGGTGGAGGATGTGCGAATCGATAACCACAGCGGCCATCGGTATCGCCATATGAGGGAAATTGTTGCCGAGGGTGATGCATGAATGGATGCCTTCCTGGAAATCCATCATCGAGCTGGCGGCCTTGGTCTGGCTCCGCGTGTTCCTGGAAAAGTAGGTGCTGTCCCGGCGACACATGGGACACGAGTAGTGGGTGGGGACCCATCCGAGGGCACACCGGTAGCAAAAGTGATGGCCACATTCCAGGCGGACGCTGTTCTTGGACATCTTGTCATAGCAGACCGGGCATTCCATCTTGTTTTTGACGTGAGAATAAAATATATTGCCTATAAAGTAGGAGTAGATGATAGATAAACAAATTATTGAGGGGGTGGTGGCAGACGTGATTGCGGAAGAAATTCATAAAAGCATTCTAGAGGATTCTTTCCACCCACAATTTTATGAATGTATAAAGTCTTCTTCCAACACCTTGGAGATTATTGTACAGATTGTTCAGTTTTTAGACATCAAGACGGGCCTCAAGAAAAAACTCGGGTACCACAACGCCTACCCCGTCTTGTGTAGGGTCCTTGCCCTCCTGCGCCCCGACCTCGAAGACGCTTCTCTGACCGTGCACTATGCATGCTTCCTCCTCCGACAGGATTTCTTGTACGAGCATCTGCAACAAAAAAGAGGTTTTTTTTTGCCAGGAAAGAATAAATAATGTACCTGGTACCTTTTATTATCACCCTCCTGGTGCTCATGGTCGTGGTCGTGTTATGGGTGATGCGTCGCGTCCAGACCTTTCGCGCGCTGGCCTATTCGTTTTCCAACAACGAGTACTGCCAACAACATCTCTGCCTCTTCCGATCTGAATTCTCTAATGACGATTTTCGGGTGGTTCATCGGTTCAAAGACTATTCTCCGAAAACAGCATACTACTGCCTCAACGTCATCAACAGGGTGTATGATGCGGATTACACGAGCGACCTGGTCGCGCCTCCCGGGTTCGAGGTCATTTCCACCCTCGCCAACCCCTTGGACAAGAACCGGAGCATCGGGTATGTCATGGTGCAATCTGATATCCTGTGGGTGGTGTTTCGAGGAACAAAATACGTCAAGGACATGCTACAAGACATCAACATGACCCAGTCCCGATTCCGAGAGGACGGGGTCCTGGTCCATTCCGGGTTCCTCCAGATATACGAGGCGACTGGTGTCCGCGATACCGTGGAACGGGTCCTCGCCAACCGCCGCGACCGTCTCCGGACCCTCTTAGTCACGGGTCATTCCATGGGTGGGGCCTTGTCGATGCTCACCCTCTATGACGTATCCAGAGCGTACGGCACCGCGCTCGACGTGGTCTGCTACACGTTTGGGTGCCCCCGGGTAGGAAACATCGCGTTTACCGACCGGCTCCGACAGTACAGCAACATTTGCTACCGCGTCGCCAACTCGGACGACATCGTGCCCAATATCCCTCTCTCCATCACCATGAATTTTTTGCATCCCCGTCGCCCATTTTTCTACAACCACTACGGGAGACTCTTTTCCTTTTCAGACAACCTCATGAACTATGAATACAACCACGTGATTCAGACGTACATCGCCAACCTCCGAAAGATTGTCGAGGAAACCATTCCCGGGAGCACCGCCGCCTTGAAATCCGACTATTAACCCTTTTTTATTTGTTTCAGAGCAAATAAAAATACTAGTCTTCTTCTTCTTCACCCACGTCTGGGATGGATTCAAGGTCAACGGTGGGCCCCCTCATGCGCCGCTTGGGTTTCTGGTTTGATGCGCCCATGACGGTATTGACGCTGTTCATGAGCCCCACGAGGTTGCTCCCCGTCTTTTTCAGAATCATCTTGCTGATGATAAAGATGATGGCATTCATGACGATGAGACCCAGGAGACGCAGCTCGACAGGCCACTGACTGCCGCCTGGCACGTACGACTTTTCTCCGAGCTCGATGAGGAGGCGCTCGTACTGATTCATGTTGAGGACCTGCTGCTGTGTGAATCCCGACATGTCAAACTTGAGCCAGAACCCGAGCACGAATTCGAGAAGCATAAACCCACCCACCAAAAGGCTCTTGTACCCCTCGACGTTGGAATCGAGCGACACCTGGCGCAGGGTGTTTTCATAGGTCTGGTTCATGTTGCGATAGTCGGAATGCATCGTGAATTCGGGAATGTTGGCATTCTTGTACGATTTCTTGAGGAGCTCAAACTTGAAAAGGAGCTCCCTCTTGAGCTCGTCCTCCTCCTCGAGCGTATCCATCCCCCCCATTCTCCCCAGGTCAGCAATCACCTTGGTGTTCTTGACCTCTCCCCTCTTTTGAAGTTCAGCGAGAGTCGGGGCATCTTTTCCCCCCTCTTCGGAAAATAAGAGGTCCTTGAGCTTTTGCTTGGTCTTGTTCTTGACCTCTTCCTCTTTTGAGGACAGGGGCTGGCGGAAAGAGCGCTGGCTCTGAAACGAATGAGAAGAGCTCTGTTCCTCCCTTTCTTCCCGTTCCTCCCTTGTCCTGGAAGAAGACGAAGACACCTTGGAACTCTGAGAGGCCTCTTCTTCCGTAGAAGCATCGTCCTCCTCCTCTTCGATACCACCACCCTTTTCAAAAGTTCCGACGGACCCAGAAGAGGCCTCTGACGCCTCGTCCTCTTCCGAGTCTTCTTCAATCACCTCGGGTCGAGGATTCTCTGTCGAGGAAGGCTTGTGCGACGAGGAGGCGTTGAGGTCAAAACTGTAGACAGACTGTGCATCGTCTGGGTCGTATTCTTTATTCACGAGACCGGGTCGGATCTTGTCCTTATTCTCCAAGAGTTCGAGATACATTCTCGGCATCCTCTCAAACGCGGGCATCACCTTCTCGCCACCTGACGAGTCTCCCGCCGGTCGCGGCACTTTGATAATATTCACCTTTTTCGGAATAGGAGGCATTTTTTGATTGTGTTTTTCCAACTTGTTAAATTATAATTTTACCTGTTTTTCAAAGAGGAACCCCACTGGTTTCGAGTTGGGAAAGGGAACGATGATGTTGTCCACGCTGAAATAGTCCACCTTGTAGAAATTTTTTCGATACTCTTCAATCGACATGTGACCACCGTAATCTTTCAAGAGCCTCCAACTCGGGGCCGGTACGAGAGGGGACGACTCGGGACCAAACACGTCGTAATAAATCTTGGTGAGATAGTTTTCGCTGTGAATGTACAAAACGTTTCTTGAATTGCCCTTGACAAAGGCGAGACAACAGTTGAACGAACAAAAGAGGCCGTCCATCAGGTAATAATTCCTGTCCTGGACCTTGTAATCATTCTTGATGTGATTGGCATTTTCTTGCTGTTGAACAATATTTTCACGGGTTTGCTCAAGCTGGGACCGTGTCACGTTTTCTCGAAGCGTGTACACGTCCTTGGTAATCTCGGAATGATAGGTTTTTGTCATGCGGTCCGAGATGTAGTCGATAGGGCATCCGATAGGACGAAACGTAAAGCCGTGGCGGCACCAGAAACAGTGGACACCAGTCGACGGAGGGAAATCCTCATTGGTGAGAAAGCTCTTCATGGTCACGACGCACTGGTGGTCCTTTTTGGATTCGTCCAGGAACGAAAAATGCGACATGTCGTCATTTTCCGACAGGGACAGGTCAGTTATTCTCGTCCGACAAGCATCATTCGTTGCTTTCGGTTCGTCAGACCCAGTCTCGAGGAACGGCTCGACGGTCTTTTGATAGACAGAGAGGTTGTACTTTTTATCGATTTCGGAAGGCTTGATATTCTTGAGCACAAACACTGGTTTTTTCATCTTGTATGATATCGTATCCATAATGTTTTAAGCCTGATTCATTTTTTTTTCCCTGAAAACACCCAGATTCCGATAAGGATGGTGACAGAGAGCGCAAACACCAGCGCCTTGAAGACAGAAAGTAACCAGTCGTTGTTCAAGAGGCCGTAGAAAAACCATAAAAAGGCACCCATCGCATAAAACAGATAGGTCAGGGAGGAGAGGTCATGCGCGGACCGGGTCTGGTACAACTTGATGAGCTGTGGGAGCAGGGCGATGGTCACAAACACCCCACCGACGGTCCCCAGGGCGTATGACGTGGTATTCATTTTTATTTATTTTGGGGTAAATAAAAATTAGTTTTTTTTGGTGGAAGAGTAGAGTCCCGGCATAAAAGACAGGCAGATGAGAAACGCGAGAAAGGTGAGGATAATATAGATGACCAACATGCTCTTTGTCCCCAAAAAGACGTGGTAGGGCGACCCGACCACGAAAAAATCAGTGGGGTCCTCATGGTCGTTCGAGGGCTTGGCATACGCGACCTTGACACTAAACACCCCGGACTGGTTGATTTCATGATAGGCGATGGGAGACACCTTGGTCTTGACATCCCCATGGGCGTCCAGGTAGTGGAACGATAAGAGACATCGATTCAAGAATTCCTCACAAATGGCCGTCCCGTCCGTAATCTTGTACCTAGAGTACTGGACGGCAGAAAGGACGGTGATGATGAAAAAAAGGATAAAGATGAGGACAGAAAATACCAGGATGGTCTGTTTTGTCGGATTATGACGATTCATTTATTTGTCAGGAGAAGATTTTTATTTTTTTGTTTTTCTTCTGCGACCACGTCCTCGTCTCCGACATCGAATTCATGAAACTGGCTGACGTAGCAGGCCCGCACCAATTGATGAATGTCATGCTTGCAGTTATGGGTAAAACAAAACTCGACCAGCCGTGCCTTGTCCGGGAAATCACAGAAAGGAGCCACGTCCTGTTCAAAGTCGAGGGGGGTCAGGAACAGCTCCCGGACCCTCTTGTAATTCAGGATGCTATAATCATACGTGGGTAAGGCTTCCTCGATATTCTCGATGCGACGGTACTGCTGGATGAGCTTGAGAGACTTGTCACATCCCACCTTGGGGATATTCGAGTTATAGTCGGTGCCACACAGGATGCAGAGGTCCAGGAATTCAGCGGGAGTCATTCGGAGCTCAGTCAGTATTTCCTGGTAGTCAATCTCGATACAGGTATTGGTGCTCCAATCAATCTTACACAGCATGGTGGGCGCGCCATAGGCCAGGACATCCGTATCATCAGTGAGCACCGCGGATACAAACCCCTGACGGTTCAGCGCCGAGCAGCTCGCCTCGGCCTCGCCCGCCGCGATGTGTACAGGAACACCGCAGATGCGGAATAATTCCTTGGTCAGGTCGAAATCTTCCGCCTTGATGCTCAAAAGGCTCTGACGCATGCGGACGAGCTCGTTCTCAATCTTGCTTGGTGAAAAGTCCTTGTCCTGCTCTGTCACCTTTTGGATGAAACCATAGAGCTGCTCGTCCTCGTCACGAAACATGTCGGTGCTCAACCGGACCGTATCGGCGTGGGCGGTCCGGTAGGCATCCCACGCTTCCTGGAGCTTATCAACACGGAGACGGCTCTTGGCTCGTGCCTCGCTGCGCTGCTTCCGCTCATTGTCCTTTTCAGGCGGCGCCTTGGAATCATAGACAATCACAAAATGAATGTCGTGGTAGCGAAGCACAGTAATCATCTGGAGGAAAGCGTCCAACCAGTTGGCCCCAAAGGACGTCTTGTACTTGCACATAAAGATGGAAAGGTCGATGGCGACCTTTTTAAACGCGTATTTTGTGAGCGGGACAGTATTATAGACCTGAGGACATACTTTCCGCAATATATTATGAAGGTTCTTAATACCCATTTGTTAAATTAATAATTTTATAACCTTAAGCAGTTTTTTTGTTTTACCTCCAAGCAATATAATTTCGATAAAAAAAAAAAATCTATAATAAAGAAAATTCAAATCATGAACCAAAATAACAAGACGGTTATGCTATGCGCGGTGGTGCTGGTGGCGTTTGTTCTATACAAGGTCAGCAGCGGTGAGGCCCCCATCATCGAGAACTTTTGGGGTGGTCTCCCCATGTTTTCTCCTGCACTCGACGTGGTCCACTCCCAGACCGGTGCCAGCATTCCCCAGAACAACCAATCTCAGCTCTACGTCAACCCCAACCCCATCATCAATACTAGCATTATGACTCCCCAAAACAAGCAGCTTCTCTTGAACTCGATGGCCCCTCCCCAAAGCGCGGCCCATGATTCCTACGTCAAGAGCATTTATACACCCGACGCCCAGAAAAACCCCGTCGACACGTCCGAGTACTATTCTTCAGAAGGAAGGGCACCCGCAGGAAAGTCGATGATCCCACCGACCTACACCGTCCCCGGGACCTACCAGCCCTACCTCTCCCCCCGTTTCAACTCTGAGGGGTACAATTCCTTTGTCAAGTACAACCTCCCCGAGGAGAAGCACCTGGGAACACGGGCCAACGATCCCCTTATGATGGCAGACCGTGTGGAGAGGCCCATGATCCGCGAGGGCTACCAACAGACGTTCAAGGGCAACACACCCTACCAGTATGACGAGGTGTACCAGAAACAAAAGGAGCAGGGCGACGAGGTTGCGAGCAAGCTCCCCGTCCCTACGATGGGGTCGGGGACGACTGCCGAGAACCCCAACATTTACACCAATTATGACCGCTTCATCTTTTCTCTCCAGCGCAACCGTCTCCAGGGCCAGGGCGACCCCATCCGTGGAGATGTCCCCTGCGTCCCCTGCAACCCCTCGAGCGATGCTTCGAGCAACGTGTGGTTCAGGCCCTCGGTCAACGTTGCCACGAGCCTGAGGACCGGTGCCATCAACGTCATCGCCGGCGTGGGCAACGTCACCTCTCAACAGACCGCCGAGCTGCAGATGCGTTCCCTGGGTGGTGCCAAGGACACCTTTGGTGGTGTGGCCCTTCCCGTACCCCAAAACACCCCCGTCGCCAACCTCCAGGCGCTCCAACAGGCCAAATTCGACCGTATCAACATGGGCAACTCGTTGCAGCTCACCGCCGACCGCATCAACCCCGTCAGCACCGTCAGCACCGTCTCGTTCCCTTGAAAAAAATAAATTTAAGGAATCCTCGGATACTAGAAAAAAAACAGCATGTATAAAAACTATGGGGAGTATAACCAAGCGTACGCGCCCGAGACCAAGCACCCCCAGAGAAAGCATTCTTTCGACCTCATGTCCGCCAAAGACCTGGAGGTGGTTCTCGACAAGATCGAGGTCATTATCGTGGACGCGTGGGCGCCGTGGTGCCAGCCGTGCAAGACCATCGGGGTCAAGTTTGAGGCCCTCGGTGACCGGTTCGAATCGTTCATTCAACAGAAGCGGCTCCTCTTCCTCAAGGACAATATCGACAACGAGGAGGCGTCCTACCACCGGAGCCTCGTCGACGTGGTCCCCACATTTTTCATCTATGTCCGAGGAAAGGTGGTCGACGTCCTGACCGGTGTTGATTTCGACCGTCTCGAGGAATTCCTCGAGAATTACTTTCAGCAGCACCCACCTACACCATCCACCACTCAACAAACAGGAGGAGAAACCAGGTCCATGCCGCAAATCAAGCAGTCTCGTGCGACTTATGTTCCCAAAAACATGTAATACTTTTTTTTATTGGTCCTTTTTCAATAAAAATTATGCTACTGGAGAAAGTCATAAAACTCGGAGAAACTCGTAAAACTCGTGATTAAATTCTTGGGTCCATAAAGAAAAAAGGTCCAACTCGAGAGTCGATAGACGCCCTGGAAAGAGACGATTCGAAATGTAAAAAAGCCGGCGGGCATCGTCCATACCCATCGTCTTTTGAGAGGTGGGTTCGACACACGCCTGACACAGATGCGAGGGTATCAGGGGCAGGCCGGTGGGAACCGTATCGGGAGACGACGAGATGGACGCGACCCATCTCTTGAAGACACCGTACGCCTCTTCGGGTGGGACATAGATGGGATACCCAAAGAGGTCTTCCCATGCCACGTGCTCCCATATCTTGCACCCCAACCGCTTCTCATAACCCTCGAAACTATCCTGCATGCGCTGAAGGCATTCCTTGCGGACCAGCATATTGTACCACAGCCGGGTCTGGTTGGTGGCGCTCCCCACCACGAGCTTCTTCTCGGTGCTCAGCCAGTAGCGACGGAGATTGACCCGCTTTTCTTCCACCGTCGCACGACAAGAGCTGATGTACGTGCGGCTGATGAGGTCCAGCTCCATCTGGACTTGGCGCACCATGTCTGGTGGGTCCAGCACCTCTTGGTACAGACGATTCACCACCTCGTACGGGAAACAGACACGCGTCACCATGTGATGAAAAAAGTCGAGGGGCGACCGGGTCTCGAGCCCTGTTTTGGGTTCATACATCATCCTAGAAAATTTCTTGTGCTTTTTCAGAAAAATCTTGACACGAGAGACTGAATAAAAACGATGGCAGTTGGTGTACTCGGAAGAAAAGAAATTCATAATCGTCAGCACCTGAAACGCCTCGGCCTCGGTCGGGGTCGTCGTCTCCAGATAGAGAAAGAGAGTGGAAAAGACCATCGAGATAACATCCTGGAGCCTGCAGAAACGAAACGGAGACGTGCTGTAAAAATGGACGCCCTGGCTGACAAAGTGGCTCTTTTCATAGTCGACAAGGACGGGAAAGGTGCTGGTTGTCACCCTGGCCGTCTTGCCCCATTCAAGAGGGTAGTTGATGGTGATGGGATGTGATGATTCTCGAATGATGATATTCCACGGGTAGAGGTCCATGTGCAGAAACCCCATCTTTTGCTGTGCGGTGTGAAGGGCGAGGGAGAGGTGTAGCCATATCCGGATAATCTCCTCGAGGCGGGGTTTCTTCTCCCGTAGGTAGGCTTCGAGCGTGCGCCCCTCAACATACTCCATCAACGACGTCGTGTGCGTCTCAGTCTCGGTGGTGTCATACGTGTGCATGAAATGAGGCATAACGTCTGCGAGGTCATTCATCCCCTGACCGGCCAGGTGGAGTGACAGCATCAGATTGTTTTTCCATCCTTTTTGGCTCTTTTTCAGAACCACCCATCCACCATAGAGCCTGAATTTCTTGACATGGGTATTCCTGGTCTCGACAACAGTCTCCATCGGAATCTTGTCCAAAAAATCAGGGTCCGTCTGGAGGAGATGCCGCAGGCAGAGGCGCATCGTCTTTGGGTCTGTCACATGGTCTGGCAACGACAAGAGGTAGTGATGAAAAGGGTCGCGGGCCATCCTATCCAGTCGGTCATGGGTTTCCTGTACGGATTTCCTGGCTTTCCTGTCGAGGAGGGTGTCGAGGCTGGACGGGGCGTACTTGACGGTCCCGTTTGTGGCCTCGAGAGACCACAAGACGTCCCGCAGGTAGTCCAGGATACCGTCCCTCCCGAGGAACTGATGCGCAAACTCCCTGGCGTTGGCGGCAATCTTCTGGCACTCTGCGTCATTATCCTTGCACCACCGGACCTTTTTGTACACATCGTTGGGGTCCTTGGGGTCCAGAGGAACGTAATGCACCCAGGGTTGGAGTCGGTCCGAGTACCACAGCTTGTAGGCGCAGGGATACAGAAACACAACCGACCCCGAATAGAGCTCGAGGGAGAGACGGTAGGCGCAGGAATGACCGGGCAGATGGAGGATGTACTTGTAGGCGGCCTGTTCCAGCGGTGACAGCGGCGACACGAGAGAAAAAGGCATCTCCTTGACGTGGATCGTCTCTAGGAAACGCGAGTCGGGGTGTTTCCGAGGGCGCAGGTTCCACTTGGTGATGCCCACATCCATAAACGGGAGACCGTCCGTATCCTTCTTGCCCTTGGCCGACTCGGCGGAAAAAAAGAGGCGCGGGTTGTTGCACATTCTTGTTCCCAGCCCGGTCGAGGCGCCCCGGAAAACCAGGACCGGCTTCTTGGAGTCCCAGGAAATGGCGTCCATTTCCTCAGGGGTGGGGTACGTCCGAAACTCCTTGGCAAACAGCCGCTTGTCATGCCAGTACGACACGCGACACCAGTCCTCCCAGGTGGGCACCGGGATGTCCACGTGACGGTCAGTGGTGGTCATCCCAAGGATGGGCGCGTAGCGGTCATAGCGGTGTGAAACGAGGGGCACACCAGTCCCGAAAAAGCTGCTGTAGGATTCAGTCCCGTCCCGTGTGAGGATTGGAAAGTCTCTCTTGTTGAGAAAAAAGCTAGCGTCTGGAATGTCCCTCTCCTCAGACAGGCACCGGAACATGTCCCGGAGCATGTTGCACCCTGAATCCCCTTCTGACGTCGGAAACTCGAGACGGACGAGACCATTGTTCCCGTACCAGGACTTGGTGTCCTTGTGCACGCGCCTCTCGTCAAAGGGCTTTCCTTCCTGGTGGGCGATGTAGCGCATCAGGTCCTGCACCGAGGCGAACCGCTTCGAGTCCATATGGATAAAAGAAGACCATTCGTTGGAAAAGCCAGCGTTGCTAAAGGGAAGAAACGTCTTCATCTGTGTCTTGCCGGTCGCCGTCCGTATAAAGATGCCTTTTTTGAATTTTTCTGATATATACATATAGGTATTAAAAACATCATGGACGCAGGCTCCCTTGTATTTTATCCACGAGAGGGATGACGGCATGGGAGTTGCAGGCTTTTGGGATTCAAAAGACGAGGGAGAAGAAGAAAAAGAAGCGTCCCAGCGTTCCAAAAACTGCTCATAGTCCCCCGCGGTATAGTGGTTCTGACGAAAAAACTTGTAGCGCGGGTTGGTTGTCTGCCTCGTAAGCTGCTCGGGTCGTTCATAAAAATAATCGGGGAGCGTCTGCATTCCTGTTTTATTTGTAGCAATAAAAAAGTTATTGTAATGCAAATATATTTTTACCATGTTATTCTTGTAAAAATAGTATAAAAGGGTTCAGTTTTTGTTGAAAAACGTTTGGTAGACGACTCCTAGGAGGATGAGAAGGACCATGAACGGGAGAAACACCGACACCCATTCCAGCAGCCGACACACCGTCGTAAATCGCACCGACGCGCCGAGATGGTCCATGGCCTTGGTGTACAGCGCGGGACCCTCGTCCTGGAAGCTAATCATAGGAAACACGGCGTACTTGCGGAATCGGGGAACAAGGTTGAATATCTTGTCGAAATGGTGCTCCCTGTTTCGAGGGTCCTCGGTATGCATCAAGAGTTTTTCCATGCCTTTGCGGTTCAGGAGGTACGCGTGCGCACACACGGGGTGGGACACCCGAACCACGTCCCTCGTGATGAAAAAAGAGCACAGGACTGGCCACGGGCAATAGCCCATAAAAAAGATGTCCCATTTCTCGTGGTTCTTTTCCAACCACAACCGCATCCTCTCTTCCTTTTGGGCGTTGAGGGGCTGGAAATAGGCGTCATCTTCGAGAAAGAGCACTCTCTCGTGCCCCTCGGCGTGGGCCTCCCGGACCATCTCGATGTGGTTCCTGGTAATGTCGAGGGCCGTCGCGTCTGCGGTGTCGTGTTTCATAATGGACCACAGACCAAATCCGATGTCACCCCCGTTGGTGCTCTTGGGAGTTCCTTCTACTGTAAATAACTTGTACCTTGAACCAAAATATCCGCTATACCTCTTGTGCAACGGCTCGTGGTCCTTTCCCCGGAGCGTCAATACACGGACCGCGTCAATAAAATCCAGCATTTTTGGGTTAGACCTTTTTTTCTCTTAAATCAATCAGGACAGACGACGAAACTGGACCAGCGTGCTGACCTGGAGGGTGGGGTCCGGGTCGCAGGGAACCAGCGTGTCGACCTTTTCAGTGAGGAACGTCCTGCCGTTGGGGAGGGAGACGCGCACCCGGAGATTGTCAAACGGAGAAAACTTCATGACCTGTGTCGCCCCGTCGGAAGAAATTTTGATGAATCTCGTGGTGACCGGGTTGTTCACGTCGCTGATGGAACAGACAAAGGTGGCCCGCACCGAGGAAGGGTTGTTGGAATAGAGGAGCCCACGGTTGTGCCCCGACGGCATCGTCTCGTTGCTAATCTCGAGAAAGACGTAGGGATACGCGCTGGTCAGGAGACCGAGGGTGCTGTTGATGATCTGGTTGGGGAGAATGAGATTGATGGCGGTCATTTCATAGCACGACATTTGCGATTGGGTCAGAGACGTCCCGGTGAAGTTCAGAGGGACAACCCCTTCCTGTGAGAACTGGCACATCACGACGTTGTCCCACCCCTTGAAATACGTGGGCAACCGGTCGAGGTTGTCCCGGACAATGTCGAAACGAACGAGGCGGTCGGGAAACATGGCCTGTAGATGAAAAATCACGATGCCCTCTGTAATCACCGTGACCTTGCGCACACCCGCGACGCCCCATCGGTTTTGCGACTCGAGGAGGTCAGCCGGTACCGTGGCCTCGTTTCTCACGGGAATGGTGTTGTTGGGTGAGAGGAATACGCGGTGCGTTTCAGGGTCGTATGAATACTGAGGGCTCGCGAGGACCGACATGAAATAATTTCCCACAAAATCCGTGGTGCGATAGGTCCCCTGCTTGAGCGCGCATACAAACGCGAGGGACGTTGAACGGACGACAAGAACCGCGGGCCGGCCGCTGTGACCTGCGGCCTCGAAACGCAGGCGCTGCCCTACCCGGTAAGGACGCGACGAGAGCGACGAGTACCGAAATTCCTGGATTGAACCGTTTGCACCCACCCTCGTGACGACGCCCCGTGTGGGGCCCGCATCACCCGCCCCGTTCTCGTCTCGCAGCACAACCACGTCCCCGGTGCGGTACCCATCACCGTGTTCGAGAAACGTATAGTCCTCGATAAACGCGATGTTGTAATAGGCCCCGTCCTCGTCATTCAACGGCTGAACGCTGCCGAGCGCCATGGGGTCCTTGCGGCTCATGACCCAGTACTGGTCGGTGACGCTCCATGCGCACGAAAAGTATTGGCAGAGCGTCGCGACCCGAAGGTCTGACTGGTATTTCTGAATGAGAGCAATCTCGTTGAGGGTCACATCATAAAGGTACACTGAGTAATCAAAATAGACGTTGGAAGAATTCTCTAGGAATTTCCCATTCACAAACACCACGCTCCCCAGCTCGTTGGGCGGCTCAGGGGTCGGGCAGTCCGGGTTGGTCGTGGCAGACAAGTCTGTGATAAACACGTCCAGGGGACCGCCAGACAGGTCGAAACTGGGAATGGGGTTGCGGAGGGTCACCATCCTCACAGACGGGTCATAGTCAATAATATCGCGGTACGAGTCAGACCCGTCCGGCCCTGGAATTATCAGCACCAGGCCGCTGAGGACGCCATAGCAATTCGAAGACTCTTGAACAAGAGAGAGATTGGGCGCGTCGGCGCGACGGTTCCAGATGCCCAGTAGCAGCGTGTTGACATCCTCATCAAGGATGGGTGCGACCGCCGTGCCCGAAAGAATCCGGGTCAGGAAAACCCCTGGTTTCGAGGAAACATAATTCGTAAAACAAAAATTGTAATCGGGCAGCGTAAACGAAACAGGGTTCGTAGTCACAAATACATTCTCCTGCGAGGAGTTGGTGTTGTTGATGGTCCCAAACGGGATGACAAAATCCGCGGGGTTGGGGTATAAGAGACGATTCCGGTAGGCGGAACTTATTAAAAGATAAGAATTGGACATTTTGTTTTATTATTTGATTTTTTTATATTGCATTATTATAGTAATGGAGATTATCAACGAAAGCACTACCATCCACCCCGTCTTATGGGGTCCCTCTTTCTGGCCCACAATGGACGCGGTGGCCGTCGTGTACGACCCCTCGTCCGAAGACTCGAAAGAATCGACCCTCATCTTTTTCTTTTCCCTACAGGGCGTCATCCCCTGCTTTGAATGCCGTGAGCACTACTGCAGATACTTTGAGACCTATCCAATCCGGGAAGAATTGGATACCAAAGCGGGGCTCTTCCGATGGGTCCATCGCTTGAAACACTCGGTCCAAGAAAAACTTTCCAGACCTTCCCTCTCGTTTGAAGACTATATCCTTTCTATTGAAAAACGCTTCCAGGTCACGCTCCACCCTCCCCATCCATAAACGCTGCGATGGGGATTTCTTCAGGGACCCCATGGGTTTCCATGATGCGGTCCAGCAACACAAGCCATACCACCACCCTCCTCTGGACACCTCGGAAATCGACCAGTCGCCGTAGAACCACCGACAACGGTTCCGGGTGGTAATACCGCACCAGCTTGTCAAGGAACCGCGGGGGTATCGAGGTCGAACGAACCCTCGGGGCCCGTTCCGGGTATCCACAGAGCCCGTAAAAGGACGCGATTCCTTCCACGTGCAGCGCGTCGATATCAAGAATGTAAGGGTGTGAGAGCGTCTGTATCTCTCTCTGGACATGAGGATTTTCCATTTTATTCTTTATTATTCTTCATCATACATGTCTCCAAAAAAATCACGACATTCCTTGAGAATGTGCTGGACCATTTGTTTCTCCTTGTCGATAACGTCCTGCATCAGTTCGCACCTCTTTTTGGACTCGCTCACATGAGACAAGAGGTGTTCGGGATAATGCAAGGCCAGGATATTCTCATGGCAGCGCTTGCAAGATACCCCACGGAACACACATTCTTCCTTCTTGTGCATCGTCAACGTCTGCCGCGTAAACTTTTTGCATTCGGTACAGTACGTCATCTCGTGGGTTTCCAGCATGTGCCTCCGAAAGGATTGAAGCGGCAACGACCGGTCGCACAACGAACAGGTCGTGCACCGGTCCCCGGGATTGGAAGGCGAGTGGTACGACCCACACAAACACGCCAGCCGAGGGGACTTTTCACACGCCTTGGCGCAGTGTTTCTCAAGGTCCTGGTGTGACACCGCCCTGTACTCACAGTAAGGACACTCGAGGTCCGTGGCCGCGTCGTCCTTTAGGATGAGCAAATGGTCCACACGGAACGGAGAGCATGAAATCTCCCGTGGGTTCATCCACCGATCACAATACAAGCACTTGAGGCTGGCCCTGCGGTCCTGGGGAGCCTTTTCTAATTCAAACAACCGGATACAGCAAGCCTTGCAGTACCGGACCAGCGAATGACAATGGACCGCGTCGGGTCGATAACACGGGAAGCATGTAATCTCCACCGGAACACGACACTCTTCAAGGCACAAAGGACACACCATTTTCATCCAGGACCCCAAACGCTTAAACCTTTTCTAATCTAATGGTAGAGGACGCGGCTTTTCTGGGTCGCCTCGTCCTTGATAATCTCGACTGACTGATTCACAAAGTCCTTGATGGCGGGGATATGGGAGATGAGCAGGACGTGGTCCGTGATATTCGAGAGGAAATCAAACAAATGAGAAATGTTGCTGACCCTTTCCTGGTCCATCACCGAGATGCCCTCGTCGATGATGAAAAAATTAGACCGCGGGAGATTGGCAAACTTGGAAAACCCCAGCTTTAGGGAGAGGTCGATGATGAACGACTCCATCCCTCCGAGATAGTTGGAGACCTTTTTGGAGGACATTTCGATGCCGACCGTCACGTCCTTTTCGTCCGCACAGAGCACGAGCTTCTTGTCGAGAAAGGGGGACAGCAGCGCATTCACGTCCGCCTCAATCTCGGGGAGCTTTTTCCGCAAGAGAAACAGCGGTAAGCCGTCCCTCTCTGTGATGGACACGAGGCGTTCCAGGTACTCGGCCTCGTCCCGGAGCGTTTCATAAGACTGGCGGTCCTTTTTCCATTCCTCCATGAGAATAAGGGTCTGGGCCACCGCCTTTTCCACCTCGGTGCATTCCTGTTCCGTCTGGCCGAGGCGTTTCTTTTCGGATTCGGCCCGTGCGCCGTGCTCCCTAATCTCGTCCTGGAGCGCCTCATTCTCCTTTAGCCACTCAACCTGGACCAAGAGCTTGTCGAGACGGATACGACATCGCATAATGTCTTCGGACGTTTCCGCGAGAATGGCATCCAGACGGGGCAGGCTCGACTCGTAGCGGCGGTACGTCCGTACCAGGTCCTGAAGCGTGTCCAGGCGTTCTTCTTGCTCTCCACCCTGTTCCAGGAATTGTTTCCAGAGGTCCTCGACCGTCGCGTGCGCCTCTAGGTTCTCGAGAGATGTTAGCATCTTGTCATACTCGACCCGCAACGGGTCTGTCACTAACTGTTTCTCGAGCTTGGCGACCCTTGTTTCCACTTTCTTGGCGGCACGGAATGCGCTAGTGTTCTTGTACCTGGCCTCAAAGACATCGGTCGATTTTTGTGCTTCGAGGAGGGCCTCTTTCCGTGCGAGGCCTCGGCGGTAGGACCGTCTCTTTTCCGAGAAAAACTCCCGGGTCCGTGACAAGAGGTCTTCCCAGGAGGGTGCTGATTCCTGGAGGGGGAATAGGGTGCTGAGACCGTCCCACGCCTTTCTGCACGCCTTTTCCTTTTCTTGCAGCTCGGCTTTGAGTTTCTTGTGTGTGGCTGCCGTCTCTTTCCTTTCCAGATAATGGGGATTACACATACAGCTACCGCACTCCTTGTTGTATGCAACGTTCTTGTCCATGACCTGCTGCTGGCGAACCATTTCATACCGGCAAAACACCCGATGCCTCTCCTCGACCGCCTTTTCAAGCCCGAGGAGCCTGTCTTCGCTATCCTCGGGGAGCATATTGACAGGGAGCTCCGAGTCGACCCTGGAGAGCTCCTCGGCATTCTTCTCCCGGTCCTGGACCCGCCTCGTGTATTCTTCTGTCCATCGGGTCCATTCCGTGGTGTCTGACAGGAGCATCGACGGGTCGTACGAGGGCTTGGTTTCCAAGAGGTCCCGAATCTCCTTGGCGACGGCAGCCTCCTTTGCTTTCCATTCCTGGGTGATGACGGACGACGAGGCGATGTATTTCTTCACGACGGCGTACTCCTGTCGCCATTCCTCATGGGTCGCCGTCGAGGAATGATAAGGGCTGTACCGAGACACCAGCGGGTGCGATGATTGTTCATCGCCTCTGCCGTGCGCCTCTTTCGCGAGAGAAAGGCGTTGGACCCTAGACTCAAGGTCCTTGATGTTATGCTCGGCCATGAACAAGAGGCCTCTCTGCTTCTCGGCCGCGGTGTCTGACGACCGTTTCTGGTAGGATGCCAGTTCTGATTCGAGCGATGCCTGGGCCTGTTCGAGGTCAGCGATACCAGAATAATCACAGGGCTTGAGCTTGGCAAAGCATGACTCCCTCGCCTCTACGAGCCGGTCTATCGTCGCCCTGCACTCCAGGGCCGAGGCCTTTTTCTGCCGAGACGCCTCCTCGAGACGTGCGACCGAGTCGGTCCACATCGATTCAGAACGGTCCTCGATGCGCTTCTTGAGGGCGTTGGCCTCGGCACAGACCGTCTTGCATCGGTCTTCCTTGGTCTTTCTGTACTTTTCAAAAAAGTCGAGACCAAACATCTCATACAGGAAATCTTTGCGGGAGGCCTGCTTCATATCCCGAAACGACTCTTCCCTCTGCTGCAAAAAGAGATTCGTATACACAAAGCTCTTGTACCCCCCGATAATGCCCTGCATCACCTTGTCCGTCCTCCGCCGCTGCTCTTCTGTCAACTGGACCCTGTTCCCGTGCTCGTCAATCTCGTACAGCGTATCAACCATCTTGATACGGTCGCCCGTTTCCACGCGCTTGCACACCTTGCGGCGCACGTACCTCGACGACCCGAGGCGGATGCACACCTCCCCCCACCCCGATTTTTCGTTGAAATGAACCACCTCGGCAGGTATCGAGTTCCCGTGGCTCGAACGCGTAATCTTGCCAAACAGTATAAACGAGAGGATGTCAATCACGGTCGACTTGCCCGCCGAGTTTTTGCCAAACAAACCCGTCACCGTATGCTTTGGTATCTTGGTGAAATCGATGCGGTTCTCCGTCCCGTACCCAAACAGGTTCTCAAACGACAGGTACTCTAGCTCCCATACCGTCTTTCGCGATAATTCACGATGGTTCTCATAAAAATCCCTCATCAGGTCGGTCTGGAGCCTCGTGGTGTCCTCGCTGGGCCACCTCGACCGGACGTACTCGCGAATGAGGTCCTCCTCGTTGTTGCTGTGAGAGGAGGCCTCCTCTTCAGGGGCCGCCGTCGCCACCACCGCTTGTTTCTTGGTCGGGAAATGGAAACGGGTCCCTGGAAACCGCTTCCGGACCACTGACGGGACGTGCAAGCCGTGAGACGCAGAGAGGTAGGCCTTGACGTTGCCGTGCGGGGGCACCGGCGCGCTTTCCAAGGGCCACTCCTGACCCGCATCCGTCAGATAAATTGCCTCGCCCCGTTCCTCAACCCTGAATTCTCGGTATGCGTACGGGTTGTCGAGACGGTACAGCGATGACGTTTTTCCGTCCAGGTCCCACACGAGGACCCCGTGGTCCTCATCCGTCTCCCCAAAATTCTGCGAAATGAGGGACCCCGCGTACGCCATCGTTTTCTGCTTGTTCATATACTGGTGCTTGTGGATGTCTCCCAGGAGCACCAGGTCGCACCCGTCAAAATCACTCACCTCCTTCTCCCCACTCTCTGACACATAGCCGTGACAGTTCTTCCAGCCGTAAATCTGGCCGTGGTACAGGCCGACCAGGAGGTCGCCCGGGTTTTCACGAACCACTTCCGACGCACGGATCCATCGGTCGTCAAGAAGGGAATTGATGATAAAGACGAGGTTGCCGTGCCGGTAGGTTCCCGTCTTGTCATAGTAAAACACGCCCGAAGGGTGGCGGTCGTGCAGGACCGAGGTCAGGCTGTCGACCCGGTCGCGGTTATTGAGGAGGGCGTCGTGGTTCCCCGCGATGACAACGGTGGTCATGATGGACCCCAGCTCTTTTAGAAATTCATACGTGGTCATGATGCACTCGGGCTGCATGTCAATCTTGTTATGAAGCACGTCGCCGGTCACGACAAGGATGGACGCCTTTAAATGCTCTCGGTCTTTTTCTCTCAGGAAGCGATAGAGCTCCTGAAAGACGTGTTGGTACTCGTTCCGTCTCGAGTAGAGACGGATATGGATGTCTGAAATATGATAAATGTATCGAAACCTCATGATTCGTTGCTTGCCGTCCTTGAAAAAAAAAGTATTTAGAATTTCATTTTTTTTTTAAAGAAAAGAAAAATGTCCAACGATTATCTGAAAAAGGTGCTGGCGAGGGTCCACCCCGAATTTCGTATCAGCAAGGACGCCAAGGAAGCCCTCCACGGCCACCTACCTGAAAAATCCAGGTTCGTACGAATGCAATCCAAAGACGGGGTGTTGGAACAAAACCAAGGAAAAATAAATATTTTTATTTCTCAAAAGTAGGGAAATAAAAACTAAAAATGTCTTCTACCACATCTCAAACATGGTACCCGATTTCCAACTCGTCCTCAGCGACCGTGTCCCCGACGGTAAATTCGTCCTCCAACATTAGCACCACGTCCACCATCTCGAACAAAACGCTCACGGCTGCCTCGGGTCAATTCAATAACATCTATTTTACACGTAGTCTATCAGGAGGCAATTACAGTTTAACGGCCTATCTCACCGAAAACAACGCTGCTGTTAAAGTGGGTACGGGAAGCAACTTTCCGACTTCTACGTCCATGCCTTTTTCTTTTACTGTTTCAAATGGATTGGTCATCCCCATCGCCAAAGCACCCGCGGGGACCACTGCCACCCTCACACTTGCTGGTCTGAACCTCAGTGTCACCCTCACTTTCTACAACTCTAGCTTTACTAGTATTCCGTTAACCCAGGCATTCTCAGAGCCTTCCTCTGCCTATCTGCAGGCCAACACGCCTGCCTCTTATATTTATTCCAATATCATCGGAATCATCACCGAGACCACGTCTACCGGCACCAATTATTATTTCGGAGAGGTCAGCTGTACTATCAATACAGCCCTCTACTGCAACAACAGCGTGGATATTATCACCAACGGCTATAACTATGTAAACCTGAACTCGACCTCAGAGAGCACCAGCAATACAGGAAACATGAGCTTGATAGCGACAGTATCAGGTATTACGATAGGAAAACCCAACACGATAACAAACTGTTTCCCGTTTTTGACGACGACATGCCCAACATCAGGTGCAATCGCACCGTATCTATTGACGTCACCTCTCACTCTCACCCCGTGTTCCTCGATTACGGGTACTTTGGTGATTGGTGAGATTACAACCTACAACAACAACGGTACAGGAACATGTACGAGTTTTAGCTTCACTCCCACCTCCTCATCCTTCACAGGCCCTAATTCGACCAATAATTATAATCTACCCTCATCAGTATCCGTATCAGCAATTAATTTTGATGCAGTGAGTGGAGGTATTCAATTCTTTTTAGCAACGACGACCGGAACGACTTATTATTTTATACTTGGCTAATCATCTTTTTTATTTTTTTGGAAAAAATAAAATCATATCCAAATGTTTCTGGAGGATGCTTAACTATTTATTATCATGAATAAAAAATGTTTGAAGTCGTCTTTATCGGTGAATCCACCACCTACTTTTATTTCCAGGACTATGTCGAATCCCTTGTAGACGCCGCAAAAGAAATGGGTCTTTTATGCTATGTAAAAGTAGGGAATCTGTCTGATTTTTCTATCCATCATATACAACCCGGCAGAATCCATGTCTTTCTCCAGCGCATTCCTCCAGGACTGCCTATACCCTCTTCTCTTTATCCGTGGATTGCCGTACTGAATACAGAGCAAATGACGAGACCAGAATGGAAACATGCCATGAAACAAATCCATGACTCTGGTATCGTGGTGCTCGATTATAGCGTTGAGAATGTGTCCGTATCAGGTTTATCCCAGCATTATTTCGTACCCTTGCAGGACGTTCAAGAACCACCACCGAAACCCAAATCCAGAGGGGCGTGCATGGTGCATGCCCACGGCTTTCCCAACCGGTCGTCCGTATTTTCTTCGCTTCCCCACGCCACCAATATTCTTGGATTTGGAAAACCGCGCGATGACATACTTTTCCAACACAAGGTACTCGTGAATGTGCACGCCACCGACGACTACAATATCCATGAACACATCCGTACGGACCGTTGCATCTACCAAGAAATGATTGTGGTCACCGAACCCAGCATCGATACGGAACGATTACCCCTACGCCCTTATATGGTCGTGGAAGAACGGTCCAAGATACCGGCACGCGTTGACTCGATTCTACAACATTATGAAGCGGTACATAAAGACCTTTTTGGGAGCATGGACCGGTCCCTGCTACGACAAGAAACGAGAAATAGTTGGCGCAAGGTATACCAAGAGTTGCAAACACGCGCCACAAGATAGAGGAGATTCTATTTGAATTGTTTTATTTTTTTCAAAAAAATAAAATTATATCCTCTCCATTAGGCTAGGCTAGGCTAGGCTAGGCATCGTTGTTCTTCTTGGTCTCAAACCAGTCCTCGGCGTCCTCGATGTCCGTCGCCAGGTCCATGCCCAGGTACTTGATGAATGAGTCGTTGTCGTCCGGGATGCCTGATGCCTTGCGCGCCTCCATGTACTTTTCACGGTACGACTTGACAAACTCGGGGTTCTCCTCATCCAGATCTCGGACCCGCTGCGTGCTGCTCTTGTAGCTCTCCTTCATCTGCAGCACCTTCTTCTTGGTCTCATGGAACGTCCATGTCAACTGCGCGCGCTTCACGTTCTCTGTAATGTACTCGTCGAACGGGTCGATGGGCTTGCCCTCCTGCGCCCTCTTGGACTCTTCCAGCAGCTTCTTCTCGCGGTCCTGAATGTCCTCCATCTCCCTCTTTTCCTCGCGCTTCCGGCTCAGGATGTCGTCGCTGATGAGCTCTGTGGTCTTTTTGCGAATGTCGATGGTCTTGACCGAGCTCGCAAAGCCGTCCGATGTGGTCACAGGGAAGGGCCGTCCCACAAACGCGTGAAACACGTCATGGTACGAGTCCACGTTGCGGATGAGAAACTCGGCGCGCTCGTTCGCCTCTTGTTCCGTCGCGTACACCCCACGCACCTTCATCATCCCGTAGATGTTGTCCTTGTCCGGGGTCGCTCCCTTGGAGGGGATGAAGGACACAAGGGCGATTTTCTGATTCGTCTGGACCGGGTCCGCGTAGTAGCGGTCGACCTGGGCAAACGTAATGTTCTTGTTGAGGGCCCCCATGGCCTCGACCACCTCGTCAGTGGTGAGGGGGTCCTTGGATTGAATGGTATAACTTGTGTTTGACTGCTGCTCACGGTCCGCGGGAGAAACAAGAGAATGCATAATCTTTTGTTATGCATTCCTATGCGCTTAAGCTGATATATTTTTTTCCAAGAGGTTTCTGTTTGTAAAATAAAAAGTTTCCATTTTTATTTTTTTTTAATTTGTGAAAAAAGTTTTAAATTCCTTCTTGTTGTGTTATGAATCGTTGTAGACGGACAGGACGCGCGCCGAGGGCTCGTGTGTGTTGTCTGACCATTTCGGCATCCAGTACTCGGGTATCAGCGTCGTACGGCTTTTTCCGAAATACTCGAGGAATTTCTTTTGGTAATAGTACGCCTCCTTGGTCGGCGGTGTTTCGGGGAACCCCAGGTCCCTGTCGAGGAATTCCTCGTCCGACACCCGCGTCTCCATCTCCTTTCGGAGAATCGCAAACCACGAATGTTCTCTGGATGACACGCCGTCGCTAAACGCCTCTTTTTTTCGCCACAGGACAGACTTGGGGAGGATGTCGGGGTACACCTTGGAGAAGGCCTCACGGACCAGGTGTTTCTCCATGCGACCTTCCTTACCGGGGACCCTTGATTCGATGCGTGTCCCCAAGAGGTACTCCACAAAGGCCCTGTCGAGGAACGGCAGCCGGGCCTCGAGACCGAACCAGCCCAGGCACCGGTCGACGCGGAGGCCGTCATACAGGTAAATGTCCTTGACGCGCCGCAGGCTCTCGAGATGCGCCTCTAGTCTCGAGGGTGCGTTGTACCAGTAGAGGTACCCCATCTGGGCCTCGTCCGCCCCATCGCCGTTGAGGACCGCCCTAAACTCTGTCTTTTCTGAAATGTACCGGGCCAGCAAGAACTGCGGCACCGAGGCGCGTATCGTCGTAATGTCCCACGTCTCGCACGCACGGATAACCTCGTCAATAATGTCCAGTCCCTCTTGCGCCGTGAAAGTCACCTCGTGGTGCCTCGTTCCCAGGAAATCGGCCACCTCTTTCGCAAACACCATGTCAGTGCTCCCCTCCATCCCTATCGTAAAGGTGTCGAGGTCCTTGAAACCCAGCACCCCAGCCATGACACCGCACACCAGACTGCTGTCCAGGCCACCCGACAACAAGCAGGCCAGGGGTCTCTCCCCCGTGGTGCGCTTCCGGACCGCCTCGATAAAAAGACCGGTCAGGACGCGGTGGGCCGGCGCCACAAACACCTCGGAAACGCTCAGCGTCGCGTACGGGCACCACGTCCTTGTCCCGCACGCATAGGTCATGCCGCACGAGGGTGGGAACGGCATGGTCGCCACCGTCGCGGGGATGCCCTGTGCGAGGCTAGAGAAATAGATGCCCTCGTCCGTCTCGGCGTAAAACAACGGGCGCACACCGTAGGGGTCCCTCGCGGCCACGATTTCCACGACGCGCCCCCTCGCCGTGACCACCATGACAAACGCGAATTCACCGTCCAACTCCTCTAAAAGCCTAGGCACCCCCAGCTTTTTGTACAGGTGGTAAATAACCTCGCAATCGCTATCGGACCGCATCCTCAAATCGTGCTTCTGGATGATCTCCCGGTAGTTGTACATCTCCCCGTTGGCCATCAGGTAGGCCGTCTCGTCCCCATTATGAAAAATAAACGGCTGGTCACCAAGCGGTGATAAATCATGAAACGCCAGACGATGGAATACCATGAAGAAAAAAGGGTGCATATGCACCAGGGTCTTGTCCGGGCCGCGTCGCTGCACCTTTTGTGCCATTTTTAATTTATCGTGATATTCCATCGGTCCCATCTCCCCATCACCTAATCGGATAAAGGCCCATATACCACACATTCTCTTGTTTTTTGTAAAAAATCTAAACACATGTCTTTAGATTCATCGATTCTATTATCAGACCGAAGAGGTCTGGATGCGTCCGCCGCATTCTTCATAAATCCTCCGACGGCTGTTGAAATGCTTCTTGAGGATGGGATGCTTGTCCACGATATCGATAATGATGGGTTCCACGTCGGGCCTTCGGAACACACGGCCGAGGTACTGGATAAAATATTCTTCGGCGTCTGACGCCAGGATGAGCATGTCCAGCTTTTCGTGAGAAAACCCGGTACCCACCTTTTGAAAGGTGGCGATGAGGATGCGAGCGTCCCGGTCAAACGTGCTGTCGTTGTCCTTCATCATGGTCGCACTCTCTTCCTGGGTCCGGAGGAGCCCCGTGATGGTTTCCATCTGCTTGACCCGCTTGCACAGCACGAGGATGTTGCGGTCCTTGTAGCGACGACAAATGTCCGTGATGCGTACGTTGCGCTCCTCGTGTGAGGCCTGCTTGTCGATGACGGAATTCCAAATAATGTCACCCCTCGAGTCCTTGTCGTGGTCGATCCGTATCCCCGAATCGATATAGTACACGGTATGCGGGCGGTACAGCTTCCGGATGACCTTGTGGAGGCCAAAATACAGTTCCAGGAGGATGTCAAAACCGTCCATCCGGAACGGTGTCGCGCTGAGCCCCATGAGGTACCTTGGGCATATGTAGGAAAGGGCCTGGGAAAAAATCCGCGTCACCATGAGGTGGCACTCATCGACGATGAGCATCCCTATCCCTAGTTTCTTGTACTCCTCGAAAGGATGCTTCATGATATTGACCGCGTTGGCGATGTAGAAATCAGCGTCGGGCTTCAAGGCCTTTTTCTTCCCCTGGATGACATGGACACTAACGTCCTTTCCGAACCACTTGTAGAGCGTGTCCAACCACTGGTCAATCAGGACAATCTTGTTGACAAAAATCATGGTCCGGAGACCCACCGCAGACGCAATGGCCAGAGAGGTGATGGTCTTGCCTCCGCCCGGGTAGATGGCCATCAGGCACGACCCTGACTGGTTCAGGAGAGTGATACTTTCCTGGAAAATCTGTTTCTGTTCGGCCCGAAGAGCGCCTTGGAAGCGCGAATGGAGGAGGTCGCACTCTTCTCGTGGGCGCCGACGGTCCTTGCCGAAATAGGACGCACCCCATCGGAAAGGGACCATCACGTGGTCCCCCTCTTTTCGAAACACGGCTACTTTTTCAGGTGGTTTCCACATCGGCTTTGGTTTGGATCCCCTCTGTTTGGGTACGAGTTCAATCTGTAGTTTTTTTTCCATCGTTTCGATGTCCTTATCCTGCAAGGACGCAATTGGAATCGCGACGGACATATTCTTTTTTGATGCCTATCAAAATCCAGGCATGTGTCAATTTTTATTCTCTGATTTGATTTAATATGTACGCATCTTGTTAAAAAAAAATGACCCGCTTCAAAAACACATCAGTGTATGATATCTATTTTTCGATGGGAAACAAACACGTATTCCTCCGACCCGGGACAGAATTTTGGGGGCGTCGCAAGGACGAGAATCATATCCATACGAAAGAATTCGGTAGTCTCGCGACTGAAAACATACTGTACCGGATCAAAGAAGCCGGCAGCATTCTTGATTTTCAGTTTCGCCTCTATATACAATCGAAAAAGGGTGTTTTCATAGAGTCCTTACAGACCGGACAAACATTCATGGTTCCGTGTGGTCAGGTTGTCGAGGTGGTCTCGAGGTCCTCGTTGTTGTCCTCATCCTCATCCTGGTTGTATTGTGTCTCCTACATGGGTGAATACGGATGGTTACAGGCGGACGAGGAGGAGGCCGTCCTGAAACCCATGTCGAGACCCCTCCTCCTCAAGGTGGTGCATACTGACGGGGTCATCGTCCGGCGTACAAGAGAATGCGCAAGCGAGGTGCTGGGCTACCTCCCCTATGACACCTTTTTCATCGTGGATAAAAAGGATTTCTGCACGCTGTATCCCTCATGGCACGCCCATCGGCTCTGTCTCCACGGAGACCGTGGATGGATTACCAATACAGGCGTGGAGCTGGTGGGCTTTCTGACCAAACAAGTATTCAAGAAACACAAGGAGCCTCCCCTCTTGCGGTTTGTGCGTAGTGATGAGCACACCCGATGCTGCATCTGTCAAGAAAAAGAAATTGACGCCACGTTTGTCCACGGAAACCACGGTCATAGTGTCGCATGCATGGCCTGTGCCAAGAAATGCACCAGCGACCAAAAAAAATGCCCCATCTGCCGGGACCCCGTCGAAAAAATCATCTATAATTATTCACGATGATTTAAAGAGCAAGTCTTGAAAATAACACATAAAGAATGAATTTTTTCCCCAACCTGCAAATCATTTTTAATATATCTCCCGTTGTGGTTCATCAAGAAGAAGAGGTTGCTGAACAAGAGGCTACGGGACCTATGGGAACCACCGGTCAAACAGGACCTATGGGAACCACCGGTCAAACAGGACCTATGGGAACCACCGTAGGACTGAGCGTGCAACAGGCCCATGACAGTACGTCGCTATTCGTAATGTCATCTCTTGTTCATCCTGTTGTCTGTGTGATTTGTCAAAATGCGTGCGAGGCAGGAACAATTGTACAGATGGTGCAGCGATGCGGTCACATTTTTCATCCCGTATGCATCTTACGATGGCTCATGCAGAATGGAACATGTCCGGTGTGCCGTATTCAGTTGGGTTGAATCCTAGCAGGTACTGTATTGCGTATGAGATTTCTCTTGCATGGTCTTCTCCCATGTACACGACCTTGAGTTTGGACGGGCAGGTGGGGTTGAGGATACGCCCCATCACATACATGTCAACGAGAAGGTTGCACACTCCTCTTATTTTATCATGTGCCGCGCTCAGATTCATATCGTCTGTCCTACTGTCGACGAGAAAGGATTCGAGCGATGCATAGTCCATCTCTTCCAACCGCAACGAGTCCATTCGATGATGAGCCCATGCATAGGCCCTTTCTCGGTCTTTGGCAGAGGTCCATTTCTGCACCTGTTTGTCGACCCTGGACAGGGTCCAGAGCAGGTCGCGGTTCTCCAAGAGGGTACGGACGTTGTCAAGGACCATCAAAGGGTCCATCTCGTCGTGCTGAGGTGGAGGATGGACCGCGTACTCAAACCACATGTCGAGGATGATATTCATATATTCGAGAGAGAATATACGGGTTGCCGGCGACCTTATATCACAGTAATGGAACCGATGGTGGGGGTCGGGCTTTTCGACGCCGAGATGCGCCTGGAAACAGAGATAAAATCGCGTCATGAGACGGTCAGTGGTGGATTCAAGACGGCCGATCCGGGGCCGCCACTGACAGGAAGGATGGATGTACTCCAATTCCGTAAAGATATCCACCGGACCTCCCAACAACAACGTTTGTATGTATTCAATAAACGCGGAACGGTCACCTGTCACGCGTGCATCATGCCTCTCACCAAAAAAATAGACATGCGTGTCTGGGTATATAAGCACGTGTCGGAAAGACACGATACCCTCTTGTGAAAACAAAGAAAGCATTCCTACCTATAAACAACAAAAAATGAAACATCTTGTTTTTTTTTTAATCAGGGTAAGTTAAGAAATAACATTTCGTCTTACTAAACCACTCTTGTCGTGTTTTTGAAAATAAGGTGAAATGGCACACTACAACGAAGACTCGGAGGAAGAATACTTCTCAGGGGAAGAAGACGCTTACCAACAAGACCAAGGAGGATACCGTTCTGACGGTTCGAATGGGTCATACCATCCTGATGAGGAATACGATGACTATGAGGAGTATGATACCCATCTCTCAGAAGGAGACGGGTACTACTACGAGGGCCCTCCTCGTCTTCGTGGGCCCCCAACGAGACACGCCTATGCGCCCCGCGCTCCCATAGCTCCCATAACTCCATCACCCACGGTCGAGGAACGCACCGTACCGGTGTACCAGGTGCTCTACCATCCTCTTTACAAATCCGCGCCTGAGGAAATGACAATCGTGGTGTCAGAGCCCCAACCTCCTTCCCCACCTAAAGTCAAGAAGCCAGCGTTTTCTTGGGGAGCCGTCGCAAAGCCCGTGACTACCGACCTGAACCGCATCGTTTCAGAACAAGAAATCGAAGAGGTGCAGAGGCTTCGCCGTGAGAAGGAAGAGCATGAACGCCAGATGCACTACCGTGATGACAATCGCGGCCGCCGTGATGACCGCTATGACAATCGCGACCGTCGTGATGGCCGCTATGACAATCGCGACCGTCGTGATGGCCGCTATGACAATCGCGGCCGCCGTGATGACCGCTATGACAATCGCGACCGTCGTGATGGCCGTCGTGATGACCGTCGTGACCACCGTCGCGACCGTGACGACCGTGACGACCGTTCTAGGGGCCCCAGGAAACCCACGCTGCTCACCAATCCGAATACAAAGGTCCCACTCACAGACTCGACGAGGAACAGCCGCCAGGCCGTTCCACCGCCACCAGCCGCCAAGAACAACCGCCAAGCCACCGCGCCGTCAAGGACAGAGGACAAGAGGCACGACCTCTTGTGCATCTACCCGGAGAAGCATGATGCATCCTGTCGTCTGGCTCATACGTTTGACCGATGGCAACCAAAGCGGTGCACTTATGGCAAGGGATGCAGCAAGAAGGCCGAGTGTTCTTTCTGGCATTCCGAGGCCGAGACCAAGGAGCAGTACCTCACACGCGCTCTGCGCACCGACATCGTCTTTTTCCACAAGAACAAGCATCATTACATCAAGACGTACCGCATCGCGGTCTAGCCCTGTAGCCCTGTAGCCCTGTAGCCCTGTAGCCCTGTAGCCCTGATATTATTCTTCTTGTAGCAGATTCACTAGAAATTTTGACGTGATGGATAATGAGGACGGGGTAGCCCCGATACCAGGAATGGGCAGGTTGCCCGATGAAAGAAAGGATTCATTAACACCATAAATAAACCATGTGTGGGTACGAAGATTGACGTAAAACGTTGACCCTGTCAAACCCGTAAATGTAATCGTGTTCTCGTCGAATCCGTACTCGGCGTTGTTGGTGAGGTCGCGGTTGAGACGATTAAACCCCATGCAAAAAGAAAGGTTGCTATAATCTGTAACGCCTATAGGATAGGGAGTGTAAGGAACTCCGGCGTTGGTCGCTTGTACTTTGGGAGAGAACAAATAACCCGCACTTTCTGATTTCCACCCAAGAGGGGTTCGTGGAGGACATGAGGCATTCGGATACAGGGACCATGCTATAAATTTTAATAGTTTTCCCATATCCCTGATGGAAGACACAAGTGGACCGTTTCCAAGTGGAGGACATCCCTGGATGCTGGTTTTATTGTAAAATATACCGGTGATGACTCTTGATATGCCGTCCTCTGAAAAATCAGAATCCCACGCCAGCGGTCCAGGACCAGACGTTCCAGCAATCGATCGGTACCCTTGCGCACATTCATAACCAAGCCATGTGGGGATGATACTCGGATTTGTTATTGCGGTGAGACCCAGCGACGGGGAGCGTCGCCAGCTATCTTGGGCTATCGACACGTCATCAGGAATGGTTTGTTGGAGGAGGATGTAGCTGTTTGTCATGTTCAAAGGGTCGAAAATATTTTTCTGAACAAAGTCAGAGAAATTATTGTACCCATATTTTGGTAGCACCGAATCCAGAACCATTCCAAGAATAAAGTAGGACGTATCATACATGGTGTTGGCGCGGCGCACTTG